AGGAAATAGAAAAGAACTATTGAGAGCTTTTAGAAATCAATTTGGTAAGACACAATACGAGAAGTACGAATACTGAACTCCTGACGAACTTAATAATATGTATATGAAAAAAGGCGTCTAAAATGGCGCCTTTTTTATTTTAGGGTTGACAAATTACTCAAAGTGTGATATATTATAAGAATCAAACTTAAAAAAGTTTGGTACAATTCTGTCCAGTACATTTGGTCCGAGACAGAATTAATTTATTAATATATAAAAGGAGTGATTATGTCACACGAAGAAAAACTAGCACTACAAAAGTGGTGTGTTATGGAATGGACTATTTCCAAATTCTATAACAAAGCAGTTGACAATTTAGAGATTGATACAGATCCTGAAGGTCAACGTACAGATCAGACTGAGGAAGACAAAAATGGTCTTATCGGTTCAAATTCAAAACCATCGAAAGCTCAAGGAGTTATCAATACTATCTTCAAAGGTAACGATATTGGTGAGATTAAATTGACCACCAATGGATATACTTTTGAAAAAACGGAAGACGGTAAAGATATAATCCTAGAAAAATTACCAGATAGTGATATATTTGAGTTTTTGGAAGAATCCGTTGACGGCGGACACAGAAAAAGATATATAATCTGGTTCAAACAAAATAAATTTCCTACACACGAAAAGTGTAAAATAGGAGGCGGTAAGTTTTGGAAAGACCTAACGCAAGAAGAAAAAGATTTCTTTGATAACTACGTTATTAGATTTGTTATCTATGAAAATCTTTCTGATGATGCCAGAGGATCTCAATTTAGAGATACCAATACAGTAACACCTGTAAATAATATGGGTCATTTAAATTCTTTTGGTAAAAGAGAAATTGCCAAAGTTGTAAGAAGAATGACACGTGCTGTAAAAGGTGTAAATAATATACCTCATCAGTTGTTTGAATACACTTATACAAACACAGATAAAGCTAAAAAAACTTATTCATATTTGGATTTTAATAATTCTGATCTGATTATGGACGAGATCACTGCTCGTGTATTTTTAAGAATATACAAAGGCGGTGGACTAGGAACTTGTGGATTCCAAGACCTTTTGGATATGTATGAGTCAAATCCTAGTGAACAAGAAGTAGCAAAGATGACAGAAAAAGCTAAAAAGACTTTAGACTTCTTTCTTCTGTGCTCTACAGCTAAAAAAAGATTAAGAGAAACAAAAGGCTCTGGTCTTAAACTAAAAGAAGTTGCAATATTACATAGATTGTATTGTTTCTTTAACGACTTGTTTGGCGAAGGTCAATGGAATATCATTGACATAGATGAGTTTTATGAAAGCTTTTATAAAACGTACATCGCCTTTACAGGTAACCCCCCAGCTGATGCTTTCGCAAAAAATGTGAAAGAACGGGACGGCAAAGAAGACCGTACTTGGGCTGGAGCATGGAAAGGGTATATGGGTATCCATAACAGCGAATGGAAAATAGAGGAATCAGTATTATGGTTTACCTCTATGTTTAAGGACTTCGCTAAACATATACTTGTTAAAGACAAAAAGAGAGTCTTCACTAAAGAAGAAATTGAAACCAGATGGGTAAACAATAACTTTAGAAGTGAAGTGAGTGGTAAAAGAATCTCTTTGAAACAAGCTGTGGGTGGCCACGGTTTGGCACACGCTCTAGGTGGTCTTACAGACGCAAAATCAAATCTATATGTTACTTCAAAAGAAGAAAACACGGAAATGGGTATGATGCATCCAGAAGACTACAAAAAAGTAGTAAACAATAACTAAAAAATATGGGCGAGAGGGGTTGACTTTCTCGCCCAAATATGGTATATTATAATTATGACTAAAACATTTAAATTTGTAGATATAGACAAAACTAAAATTCCTACATTAAAAAGAAAAAATGTAGATGGTTTCCGTTTTTATGAGATTAACGGAAAAGCATATCCATCTATTACCACAATACTCTCAATTAAGAAAACAAAAGAATTACAAGAGTGGCGAAAATCAATTGGAGAAGATGTTGCCAATTATGAAATGAGAAGAGCCGCTGGCAGAGGTAATGCTGTTCATAAAATTGTAGAACATTATATTAAAGGTGAAACACCTACGATTAGAAATGTATTACCACTTGGTTTGTTTAGATTATTAAAACCATATGTAGATCAAATTGATAATGTGCATATGTTAGAACAATCAATGTATAGTGATAGATTTAAAATTGCTGGACAATCAGACTGTATTGCTGAATACAATGGTAAGTTGTCAGTAATTGATTTTAAAACTGCAAACAAAGAAAAACCTGAGGAGTGGATTGAGAACTATTTTTTACAATGTACTGCTTATGCTGAAATGTACGAAGATGTTTTTGGTACTTCCATAGATCAAATTGTTGTATTGATTGCTGCTGAAGATGGTTCAATGAGGTCTTATATAAAAGAAAAAAAAGATTATGTTGAAAAACTAAAGAAATCAATAGAAGACTTTTATAAATATTACGAAGAACAAAACAAAGATAAAATAAGCAAGTAGATTAAAAAAGTGGCCCATTTTTATCAGAAAGGGCTAATGAAAAAAATAATCATAGGGTTTTTGTTATTTTGTACAACTGCGTTTGCGAATGAAAGATATGATATGTATTGGCAGCAAGTACCAGCAGTTTGTGGTTCGCCACCAGAAGTACAAAGATATATTTCAGATGAGGGTTTTGAACCTGTACATTTAAGTTTAGGTAGAACATCTAGCTTACCAGACGGTGAGCCAGTTTATATGATTACTTATTATGAAAAAGAAGATCAAATATTAGTAACTGTAGATGTTTCAGGTGCCGTTGAAACTTGTATAATGTTTAGATCATTTAACAAGTCAGAAGTTTTAAATTAACTTGACAAATATTGTATAATATGTTATACTAAACAAGTTGCAACTGTGGGGGTGAACGCTAGCTGGTAGTAACCCCCATTACTAAAAAGGTGATTATGAACGCAAAAGAATTTACAAAAATAATTGAAGAATTGGTTAGAACAAAAAAACTTTCTTATATAGACGCTATTGTTTATTATTGTGATGAAAATGAAATAGACACTTCCACCGTAAATACAATAATTACAAAATCAATCAAAGATAAAATAAGAGTAGAGGCAGAGAATTTAAACTATCTACCTAAAACGAGTAGATTGCCTGGAGTATAAATGTATAATGGATATGAAGTATATAAAACTTATCTTGGCGTTAAATTACACTTTACTACAAAACAATATGACTATTATAGATATGGTGGAAAAGTTAGTGCCAAACTTGATAGTTTTACAAAAAGAAAGGATAGATACTTTTTTCATAAATTAAGTAAAAAATATGCAGAAACTGATATACTTGATTTCTTTGTTGCTAACTTTCTTGCAGATAGTAAGAGATGGGTTGGTAATCTTTTGGCAAACGATGGTAGAGATGTTTACTTGGATTATAAAAAACGTAAAGAAGCCTTTACTTACCACTTTAGAAGTGATTGTTTACGTATCAATGATGACTTTCGCACTCGTGGCCTTTCTTTTGATGATGGTTTCGTTTGCCCTAACGGACAGCATCCTAGACTTTTACAGTTACTTATTCAAAAAAAGATCGGGTACCAATCCGCGGTCGTGCTTGACCACTTCTTATCGTTTGTCAAAAATTGGAATAAAGAAATTAAAGAAACTTTTGTGTGGCCTGAAATCGCACTTAAGGTTACCAGAGTGAAACCATTTATAAATTTTAATGCAACTGAATGTAAATTAATAATGAAAGAGGTCTTTGTTAATGAGTGATAAATTAGTACCAGAGTCAAACAAAAGAGGTGATGAAATCATAGATAGAATTTATGGAAGTATTACAGGTACACTTACTTTAATATTAAAAGATGGTTCGACTTATGACGGTAAGATTGATAAGAAATCAATCAAACTATCAGATGGAACTTTAGGGTATGTTTATAATGTCAAAAACAAATGGTTTGATAGAATGGGTTTACCAATAGATAAACCAGAGAACTTGGTGACAAGAGATGGCAACTAGAGTATTTTGTATAGGTAATGGTGAGAGTAGAAAAAATTTTGATTTACAATCATTAAGACCTTATGGAAAAATATATGGTTGTAATGCTTTGTATAGAGATTTTACACCAGATGTATTAACAGCTGTTGACCACGGAATAATGCACGAGATTTATCATAGTGGTTACTGTTATAATAATGAAACTTGGTTAAGAGATTGGACGAGAGTACCAGCTATGATGTATGATAATTTAGTCTATGGACCTATTGATGAAGAAACTAAAAATGAATTAAGTAAATTTGACATTAAAAAAGAAAATAAGAGAACTGATGAAGAAGAATTTGTAATGCATGGTTCAAATCTTATAGGAATGGCAACTATTCTTAAAAAAAACAAAGAAACATTTTTAAAACAAATAAATCAATCTAATGTTTCTATAAGTTGGACTAAAAATAATGACAAGTCACATAGTTTGAAAGAAATAATGCCTGATGGAAAAGATATGGGTTGGGCATGTGGAGCAACTTCTGGTTTTGTTGCTTGTACAAACGAAAAACCACAAGAAGTTTTTTTGATAGGACACGATTTAAATAGTACAACTGGTAAAATTAATAATGTATATAAAGGTTCAAAACATTATGGATTACCTGAGGCAGGACCAATACCTAGTGTTAATTGGATTACACAATGGAAGACCTTGTTTGGTAAGTTTCCTAAAACAACTTTCTATAAGGTAAATTTACATAACAAAGGTACAGATAGAGTTAATACTAGAATACACGAATGGCGAGATGTAAAAAATATTAAATACATTAACTTTGAGATATTAATGGATTTGTTAAATGATACCAAATAATAAATTATTTGAAAACTTTTATATGACACGAAGAATGGCTTTGGATTGTAGTGATGGAGGCGGACCATTTGGATTTGATATTCATAAAGCTTTAGATGTATGTTATTTAATAGATCAATATAACTGTGATGAGATTATTGAAACGGGAACAAATACAGGTGATACTACAGAGTTTCTAGCAAAACAATATCCAAATAAAAAAATAATAAGTTGTGAAGTTAATAAAAAATATATGGATATTGCTGTTAAAAGATTAAGTAAATATAAAAATGTAACATTACATTTGGAAAGTAGTGAAAAAGTTTTAAAAAAAATTAATTCTAAAATACCATTTTATTACCTAGACGCACATTGGAAAGATTATTGGCCACTAGTAGATGAATTAAAGGCTATTAAAACAGGTGTAGTTTGTATAGACGATTTTGATATAGGCACACCAGGATTTAGTAGTGATGAGTATAATGGTGTCCGAAATAATAAAGAATTAGTTTTAAATAATATTGATGTAGAATTATATACAAACAATCCAGATGCATTATATCCATATCCACGACTACAGAGAGAAAGAATTAGTGGTAGAGGTTATTTTAAAATTGGTATAAAAGAAGATCATTTTATATCAAATAATTGGTTTAAAAGGCATTGACAAATAATCAATAATATGATATATTATAGAGATATGTTAAAACAAATAAAGATTCGAACTTTATTTGGCCTTGTGGCTGAACAACGCTTAAGCGGGTGTAAGGCGAGGGTAGTGAGGGTTACGGCCTAGTGGCTGAAGA